AATTAAAGAAAGAAGCATTTTCTGTTAATACTAAATTTTCTCCTGATAATATTCCTAATCTATTTTTATAATAAGTTAAGTTATTTACTTTTTTACCAACAAAAGTTGGGTCAGGGTTTGTATCAGCATCTCCACATACTCTATCTGTCCAATCTAATTCTTGAAATGTAAAAGTTCCATCATTGTTATTAATCAATGCGTGTGGCATAGTAGAATTATCTAAACCAATAGAAGTAGCAGGTGCAATAGTTTCATTCCATACACCAGATTTTCCTGAAAATTTTACATAGTAATCAGATAAAGTATCACCTTCTTCTCCAGTAATTTTTATAATCACACCTTCTTTTCCGTAAAAAGGTAGTTTACTAAAATCTTGTATTTCATCTCTGATAGCATACATGGCTGTGTTACCAGAACCATCAGAAGTAGTTACAGTATACCCAGAGTTTCCATCTGTAGGTTTTCCATAAATAACACTATCAAAAGCCTCAAATGTAAAATGAGATGTAAAACCAGAATAGTTTGCTAATCCCTGTGTTGTTGATACTGACGCATTCGTATCTGTTCTTCTAACATTAAATCCAATACCATCTGCGGCACTGTCCCAATGTGTACTTGATGTACCATATAAAAGAATATCTGTTATTTTATTTGTATCTCTGAATTTACTATCAGTGGACGCATCATTACCTGAAGGCAACTGAAAGACTACTTCTAGTTCTTGTGCCATTGATGGGTGTTTCAATGCTATTTTATATTCTCTACCATAGTTTGTTAATTTACAAACAATTAAAAACTCTTCTACTTTAGCCGCAGACGTTGTGCTATCAGCCGCTACTGTCGTCCCTGTGTTAGCTACAAAAGTATAATCCGCTATGTTAACTAATTTAAAATTTTCTCTAGGGTTTGTAGAAGTTAAATAACCTGACCCACTTGCTACAGTAACTGTTTTTTCTGTACCATCTAAACCAAATACTTTTACACCTCCATTGTATAACGCTACAATATATTGATTATCAGCATCTCTTTGTATTTGCCAAAATTTTGTTTTGTTAGAATAAATATTAGTATTGTCCAATGTTGCTACATAATCTAAAGGAGGTCTTTTTGATAAACCATCTACTAAACCATTTTGTAAATTTATCTGGTCTTCTCCTTGATTAATACCTCTTTGTGTTGGTGTCTGTTGAGACATACCATTTAAGAAGTTAGGAATAGATTGTGAAACAACACTTCCCATTTTTAATAAGTCCTTCTAGTAGTTCTGTGAATAATAGAAAATGTATTGCTGTCACCTTCAAGAATATTAACATCAGCTTCTTGGCTATCAGCTTGGTGAAATGCCATTAATGCTTCATTTTCATCTTGACCAATTAATTGCGTAATCTCGCTATCACCAATAAATCTAGCCGCAAATCTTCTTGCCGCTTTCATTGTAATATATTGTCTTGCGTATTCTGGTAAATCTTCAAATTGTTGTACTAAAACTAAATCAACTGAATTTGGAGCTGAAGTAAAAACATCAGTATGATTATCCATATCATATAAAAAACCACTTCTTATTGTATAATTATATTGTCTATAATGTGCATTAGCATCTGCTTTTACACAGTTAGACGGAAGCGGAACTTTGTTATCGCTATCTAAAGATAAAGATTTATAATTGGTATGTGTGTTGAAATTCCACCCTTGAGATTGGATAGACATAGATGTTTCGTTAAGAATATTTTTTGCTGTACTTACATCAACTGTTGTAGTGCCTGTAATACTATTGACTGGAGCTTCTCCAATCGTAGAAAGCATTGTGTTAACAGCTTGTAATTCGGTTGTGGGTGTTATTTGTGTTGCCATCTATCCTCTATGTTAAATTTTGTGTGAGAACACTGGGCGGATTGTCAGTGTTAATCTCCGCCCAATGTAAGTAAAGAGGGACTATGCCGCTTCTTTAATTCCGACTGCCGCTTCTGGTCTTAATACACCATGACCCATGCTGTATTTAGCTACCATTAACGTACCTTGTCTTCTAATGTCGTACTCTTTTTCAACAGCTAAATCCATTAGCTTAACAGTTCCAACTGCTGAAGGGTGAGAAACAAGAGCAACAAAGTTTGATAGGTTAACTGCTTGAGGAGTTGAACCACCATTAGTTGCTGAACCTGCGTCTGTACCTGAAGTTACATTACTGTCAACAAAGTGTGCCACAGGTACTAATTCAATACCTGCAATTTTGTGAACTTTACCTTCAGCGATTGAACCGTTACCACTGAAATCAACATTCACTGCATTTGTAGCGTTTGCTAATTTGTAGTATTCTTCCAATCTCATAAAGCATTTTCTGCCTTCTGAAGGAACGTAGTTAGCATCAAGTTCTTTAGCCGCCGCAAAGATTGCATCAATCATTGCATTAGCCGCAGTGCTATCTGTAGCAGATGCGATACCTGTGTTTACTACGTTAGTTGTAGCGTCTCCACCAGTGATACTTGCACTAGCTAAAGATGCTTGACCAATAGTTTGTAAGATGTGCTTATCTTTTTGAAAAGCCAAAGCTCTACCAATTTCAGTAGAGTAAGCTGACCTTACGTCCCAGTGGTTTTTTGCTTCTTCGATATTCGATACGAATACTGAAGATATTAAAAGGTCATTAATTGTAATAACCTTTTCGTTGTGGTTAATATCTGAACCTGTAATTTCAGTACCAACTGCGTGATATGAAGCACCAATTCTTCCCATTACTGGAAAAGTTGCTGACTTCCCATTACTGATACTTCTAACCATATCAGCACCCTGTGTTTTTGAAGCTCTATCAAATGAAGTAATAACTTCACCTGCGAATACTTTTAAAAACAAAGCGTCATCACGAGTTCCACCAGAATTAGCATTTCCAAATTTAACTGGACTTGCGTTTGCCATAGTGTTCTCCTTGTTTATTTATGACGTTTATTGATAAAAGCCTCTTCAATTCAGTTATTTAGTCAAGATTGTCCCTCGCAAGGGGTCAAGTTATTTGGCTAAATTGTTGATGGCAGTTGCCACACATTAGTGTTGCACAACTATGTTAACAATCCCACTTACGCAAAGCTAAAGCCTTACGAGTAGGTTTTCCGTTTTTAGACATAGCACCTTTCATTCCGCCCATTCTCGCACAGAACGATTTACGCCTTCCACTTGTTTTACTTTTAGTAGGAGCTTTAAGGTTATGTCCTTTTCTTTTATAGAAAGCCCTTCCTTTGGCATTTAATCCGCCAGAAGGACTTTGATATACTTTAGCAACCATTATGCTTTCGCAGTTTTGGCGGCACGTTTAAATTGTTTAGCAGTAGGTCTTCCTTTTTGCCCTGCTTTACGCATCTTTTCACCCGAACCTGCTTTTATTCTAGCACGTTTTTTATGAATGTTTGCGTACAATCCGTTTTTTGCCATTACGCTTTCTTCTTTTTAGAGTTCATTATTTTTTTCTTTAAAGCAGTTGGTAATCTTTTTTGACCACCTTTTAATGCTTTACTAGGTTTCTTTGCTTTACCGTACATTGTGTTTCCTATTTGTTGGTTTATAAATCTGAGTTAGCTAATTTCTCTTGAACCATTGCTTGATACGCAGGGTCTTTAGAATATCTTTCATCACTCATAGCTCTTGTAACTTCAGCCCATGAAGCATAACCTTTTTCACCTGACACTGTTCCTTTACCTTCAAGTAAATTTGGTTCGTTACCATTCGCTCTTTCAAATTTAGCTTTTAATCCTACAACAGCTAATTTTGCAGTTTCTAAATCTTTAGAATTAACTGCTGTGTTGTATGCAGTTTTCTCTTCTTCAGACATATTTTCTGCCGCCCAATTAGACATCTCAGTATAAGCCTCTGCACCACCTACCATATTTTTAATAGATGTTGCTTGTTGGTCAGCTATTGCTTTTTGACCTTCAATAAACTGGTTCACATAATCTTTAGGTATACCTGCTTTTTCTAATGCTTCGTAAGATTTTTCATCTAACTCACCTTTTTCAGCATACTCAGACGCAAGGGTGTCCATGTTTAACCCTGCGGTCTCAACTGCTTTTTCAGCTATATCTAAATCTGAATTTGTATCTTTAGATACTTCTGTTTCTTTAGGCTGACTGTCACCAAGTTTCTTTTCTAATTCCTGATAAGATTTAGCCAAGTCTTCTACTGATTTAAACTTTTCTGGCAAACCTTCAGGTTTACTTTGTGTAACATTTTCCTCTACTGGCTTTTCGCTAGTAGTCTCTTCTTGTTTTATTTCTACTGTTTCTACCATTTGTTATTTTCCTTATTGTGGTTTAGATAAATTGTTGGCTACTTGAGGAATTGCTTTCTCTGCCATTTGCATCATCTGGTCATTTTCCATTTGCTCTTGTTGAGCCGCTTGTTCTTGTGCGAGTTGTTCTTCTGATTTTAATAGACCATCTGTATCTATACCTAAACCAATAGCGATACGTTTGATTAAATCATCAGGGTTTAACGCCTGAACAACTTGTGGATTTATCTGTGCAAGATTTCCTATCTCTGCAACAAATTCTCTTAATTTTTGTAAATCATTTCCTCTACCTAATGCTTCAATACCAGTGATAATAGTTGGTTGAACTGTTCCTTTAGGTAGTTTTGGTATTTCATTTGCTTGTTCCATTCTTTTCATAAGAATAGAAACTAAAGGTAATTGAAATTCTTGTGATAGTAATGAATATATACCACCCATAGCAGTTTCTAATTGTTCTGCCATGTATCTAATTTCTTGTGCTGTAACTCTTTCAGCATCTCTTTGTATTGCTGTGTGTAGTAAAAATGCGTAAGACATTCTTTCTTCTAATTTTGCAATACTTCTTTCAACTACTTGTAAATCATATTGTTTTTGTGCTTGTAAAACGGTTACGTCTTCTGCTGTTCCAGTAATAATGTCACCATTTCTAGTCAGAGCTAAATCTTTTTTTCTAGTAACAGAGTTAGGTCTAACCATGAAAACAACTTTAGATGATGCCGCCGCACTTTCTACAAGTGCTTGTGATAAACCTTCTAATGATTTTAAATCACCAATAAATTCTTCTACATATCCTCTACCATAATCTTCATTATCAACTCTAACCATTCTTAGAGCTTGGTAAGGCATTCTTTCTTTTTTAAATGTACCCTGACTTTCAGGAATTTTGATACCGTTTACTTCTTGGCAAACATAAAACTCATCATCATTTAATTTATAAATATGTGTATACAATTCTATATCTTCATCTGATTTATAATCAGGGTCAGATATAACTTGTGCCGCTACTTCTTTTCCTAAAGATAAAATACTTGCTTTTTCACAAACAACTATTTCTAAAACATTACCTGAAGCATCTCTTCTAACTACATATTGAGAAATTGGAAACACTCTCATGCTTCCTTTTTTAGGTAAATAAGTTAAAACATTACCTGCAACAATTAAATGTTTAAGTGCTTCAAATACTGAAACTCTTAAAGCAAGTTGTTCAATTTTATTTGATACTTCTTTTTCAATAACAGACAAAGATTTCTCAATGTCAGTTTTCATACTTTTGTTTTCTTCTAATTCTTTTTTTGCATCACCTGTAATAGATAATCTAAAGAATGGGGAGTTAGGGGGAAGTAGAAGTAAAAGAAGTTTACTTGCTAGATTGTTGACGCCTCTTGCACCAACTGATTGAAATGGATTATATAAATCACTTGAAGATGTAAAACCTTCAGGTTTAATTAATGAAGGAATAGTAAGCTCACTACACTCTTCGGCTCTGTCTAAATAATGTTCTCTTTCTGTAAGTAGTTTATTGTATCGTTCTTTAGCTGTATTTGCTTTCTGTAAACTACCTGCATATTCCATTTATTATAGACTTGAGTTAGTAGCGATATTTAAACCTGAAGAAGTATTCAAAGCACTTGTGCCTGATTTCTTTTTCTTCTTCTTTTTAATATCTAACTCTTGTTCATTTGCCTTAACAAGCTCTGGTGCAGTTTGTTCACCCACAGTTTGTGAAGTGTTAACTGGCGTTGGAGCAGGTTTAGGTGGTGGTGGCATTTTTGGTCTTGAGCCGCACATATTAGCTATCCCTCTCTTTTAGTGTGTTAATAAAATTTACAACGTCCCTTTGACCTGCTTTAAAATAAATAGTTTTAGTATCATCTTTTAAATCAGGTGATTTTTCAGGGTAAACTTTGTTTAATAACTCTATTAAGTCATTAACATTTTCAGGTAGAACTAAATCTTCCGTTACGTTTTTCATCTAAAAGTGTAAGGTTAGTCCCAAAGATTACCTGTTACAGTACCTTTGTTGTATTCTGTGGCTCTATTTTCAAAGAAATTAGCATGTTCTACGCCGTTTAATACCCAATCTAACCACGCTAACGGATTAGTTTTAACACCATAATTAGGTTTTAAAGAAAGTTGTAATAACCTTCTATCTGCAATGTATCTAATATATTGTTTTACTTCTTCAGCTTTAAGTCCTCTAATACCACCCATAGTAAAAGCTAAATCAATAAACTTATCTTCCAAATCAACCATGTCTCTAGCTGTTTGATAGATACTTGCTTTAAATTTTTCTGTCCAAATATTTGGGTTTTCTTTTATTAATTGATGAAACAATTTAATCATACTTTCAACATGGTGTGTTTCATCTCTGATAGACCACGTTACTATCTGGCACATACCCTTCATTCTTCCGTATCTTTGAAAGTTTAATAACATAACAAATGATGCAAACAACTGTAAGCCTTCTCCAAAAGCAGAAAAACATGCTATTTCTTTTGCTAAACCTTCTAGTCCTTTACCTTTTGAGGTAAACAAATATTCATGTTTGTTAGCCATTTCTTTATATTCTTGAAATGCTTTGTATTCTTTATCAGGCAAACCAATAGTATCATTTAATAAAGAATAACTATGTGCATGATTAGCTTCACTTGTAGCTATAGCAGATAGCATCATTCTAACTTCTGGTGCTTTAAATTGTGGAATGTATTTATCTAAATATGCTTGAGCAATATCTACATCTCCTTGAGTAAAGAATTTTAATATCTGACCTATTAAATTTTTCTCAGGGTCAGTTAATCTTTCATTCCAATCTCTTACATCTTCATGCAATGGAACTTCGCTAGGTAGCCAGTGCATTTTTTGTTGCATATCGTATGATTGAAAAGCCCAATCGTAATCAAACGGTTTGTAGTATTCTCTTTTTTTAAATAAACTCATTTCAATAATTCTATTCCTTCTATTATAATTATAATTAATAATTCTAATGCTAGGACAGTATGATACACTGTCCATAGCACTGATTGCTTTTTATTAGAATGACATTTACACCCCCTTTGTTTTGGTTTCCGTCTAGGTTTGTCTATGTCATCAAATATTGTACTGTATGTCATATCATTGCTCCTATAAGTAAGCCTATCAAAAAGCCTACCCACGCACCTACAAGACCTTCACGGTAATACAAGGATAGTGCATTAAGTTCTGCTAGTAATTTTTTCATATTATATTATTCACACGCCAAGCAATCAGCTTCAGGTATGATTGTCCTCTCTACTTTTTTTGATAATAACTCTGCACGTTTAATTGCTTCACTTCTGCAATAATACAAAGTTTTTATTTTTCGTTTCCATGCTAACATGTGTATGTCATGTAGCTCTTTAATATTAACATCAGCAGGTACAAAAACATTTACTGATTGTCCCTGACAAACATATTGTTGTCGGTCAGCCGCATGTTCTATTACCCATTGTTGATTAATTTCTATTGCGGTTTTAAATGTATCTTTTTCATAATCAGATAATTCATCTAAATGTAATACTGAACCTCTTTGTGCTACAATACTCTGCCAAATTTCATCAGTATTAATTCCTTTTTTCTCTAATAATTTTTCTAAGTATTTATTTTTAACTAAGAAAGAACCTGACATAGTTTTCTGCACATAGGCATTAGCTCTAAAAGGTTCTATTGAAGGCGAAGTAGTACCACAGATAATTGAAGAGGAAGCGTTAGGTGCAATAGCTAGTAAGTGTGCATTACGCATTCCAGTACCTTCCATGTCAGGTGCTTCACCTCTTTTAATTGCAAGGCTTTTACTTTCTTCAACAGCTTGTTCTTTAATCTTTCTAAATATTTTTAAGTTCATAGCCTTTGCTAATGCACTTTCAAAAGGAATACCTTTAGATTGTAGATATGCGTGAAAACCCATAGCTCCTAATCCAATACTTCTTTCGTTAGCCGCACTAAACTTTGCTCTAAATACATTTTCTGGTGCATTCTCTATAAAGAAACTTAAAGCATTGTCTAAGAACCTGACTAAATCAGGAATGAACAAAGGTTCTTTTTGCCATTCATCATATTTTTCTAAATTTACTGAAGACAAACAACATACTGCTGTTCTATTTTCATTTGTAGGTAAAGTAATTTCAGTACATAAATTTGAATGATGTACTCGCAAACCTAATTTCTTTTGGGTTTCAGGCAACGCTTCATTAATAGTATCTATAAATGAAACATACGGCTCACCAGTAGCAACTCTTGTTTCTAATAACTTTTGCCACAACTCTCTTGCTGATACAGTTCTAACTATTTCTTTTGTATGAGGGTCTATTAAATTCCAACTGTCATCATAAGTAGGTTCAGAAATACACTTATCTATAAGTTCCATAAAGTCATTAGAAATGTTAATACCATGATGAAGGTTAAGACATTTTCTATGTATGTCTCCACCACTAGGTTTACGCATTTCTAAAAATTCTATAATTTCTGGGTGAGACATATCCATGTAAGCCGCATAACTTCCACGTCTTGTTTTACCCTGAGAGAACGCAAGTATCTCACTGTCAACTACATGAAGAAAAGGTATTGAACCTGAAGATTGTGAACCACCTGATGTGCTAACACCGTCACTTCTTACATGACCCCAATAACCACCAATGCCTCCGCCAATAGAAGCTAACCAAGCATTCTCTGTGTAGTGTCCTGTTAATCCTTCTCTACTGTCACCAACATAATTTAAAAAACAAGAGATAGGCATACCTCTTGTACTACCACCATTAGATAAAATAGGTGTCGAGTACATAAACCAAAGTTTAGAAGCATAATTGTAAATACGTTCTGCCATCTCATCATTATCTGAAAACGCTTTAGCCGCTCTCATAAATCCTTCTTGAGGTGATGTTTCTTCTGGTAATAAATATCTATCTTTTAATGTAGTCTTACCAAAGTCTGTAAGTAAATTGTCTCTGTCGTAGTTAATCATAAATGTTTTATCTCTAAGTATCTTTCTCTATCTAATGTTAAATAATTAATTTCTATTGGTTCAAATGTTTCCAACGAATCAAACACTGTTTGTTTATTTAAACGTCCACAGGTGTAGACATCTAATTGAACAATAGCAGGATTGTCTTCGTCCCATGAATGGAATGCTATGTGTGATGTATCAATAGCTTGTAAACAAGTAAGACCTCTATTACCTTCTTTGTCTACATACACGGCTACCGTATCTCCTAATGGTTTCATATTTAGTTTTTCAACTAAATTTCTTACCCATGTTTTAATTAAGTTTACATCTTTAGGAGGTTTGTTAACTTTAGCACGAATAATAATATGCTTATGTTCAAGCATCTTTACTTTCTGTGACTTTAGGTACGCCTTCTTTTTCTATAATAAAATCAATGTATTGTTTTGCTTTTTTTAAATCTTCGAGACCGCCTTTACCTCTCCACCTAGTAATGTATTTAACAACATTACCTTCACAGTATGTGAGTTTATTTGCTATGATATAATCAATAGGTTCAATCTCATTGTTTGCATAGTGTGGAGGGTTTTGTATCATATCTGCCATAGTGTAACCTTCCCTGTTTTTTTATTGTATTCTCCATGTCTTAGAATGTGTGCAACTCTAGCTTGTTGTAGAGCTTCTTGTTCGGTGTAACCTTTGTCTTTGTAAATTCCTTTTACAATTTTCCATAGGTCTAAAAGTGGAACATTAGTATATTTCTTGATTAGTTTCTCTGCTGTTTTAATTCCAACACCATCAATACCATCATACCCATCAACTTTATCTCCAGTTAAAACCTGTATCATAAAATTATAATCAGCTAATCTTTGAGGGATTTGTTCAGTAGTCATACCATCATTAGATAACGTGCAAGGAATAGTACGCATGTCCTTATCAATACTGACTATTACTCTATCTTCTTGCGTTGGTTCAGTTGCCATAATACCCATGACATCATCAGCTTCTAAGTTCTTCCACACTACACCATTATGTTTTTCCATAATGTGTTCACGCATTGCGTTTAATACTATAGGTTTACGTTTACTATTTCTGTTAGATTTATATGTTGGAAGAATATCTTTTCTAAAATTATTCTTATCTGTTAAGGCAACTACATAATCATCTGCTGATAAGTTAGAACCTAAGTCATCAACGACTGCATCAAACTGTTGCTTACAACTATTTTCATTTGAATGTAATGTCCATAGTCCATCACCCCAATTAGTTTCTACCTCATTATTTGTGGCAATCTGATACGCAAGTATATCACCATCAATTAACAATACTTTTTTCTTTTTATACATTTTTAACTATCCTCTCCTGCATAGATTTACTTAAATTTTTTGGTAAAAATATTTCGGCTAAAGGTATAAGAACAAACCTGCTTCTAAACCCATCACCACCTGCTTTTAAAGTTTTGATATATTTTTTAGCTAATCTCTTTACAGTTCTTGTATCAAATATTAATCTACAATAATCCTTATCGCCATCAGCTAATATGTGTACCCAATAGTTTGCAGTTGTAGCCATAATACCTGAAGGCTTACCATTACATTCTACTTCAACAGCAATGTTACCAGTTTTAAACCACCAGTCTCTTTCGGTTTTAACTTCTATTTTAGTTTTATCTTTATCTAAAATTGAGGCTAATTTCTTTTCTCTGTCTTGACCATATTTTAAGTCAATATCAAATTTTTTATTTATCAATGTGTTCCACTCCAATTAGTTGAAATTTTATATTCGCCTGTTAGCGGCACTCTTAGATTGAAGTGTTCACCTGCACGTTTAATACATTCTACTGCTATCCTACCAATCTCATCAGCGTCTTTTTCTTCACACTCAATTTGTATTTCATCATGTACCCATACAACTTGTTGTGCGTTCTTATATTTCTGTATCTCTTTGTTAAATTCTACTAACCACCTCTTGCACAATATTGCCCCTGCTGATTGCAAAAGTGTATTGAGTGCTGAGTAACTGTTTCTAACTTTGATTTGTCTTTTATCTAAACCTGTTAGATAACCTCGTTCAGCCGCAGACTGTACGCCTTCTATAAGTTTATGTAATGCAGGTAAGTTATTTAAAAATCTTTTCTTAATCTTTCCTGCTTCTTTAAAAGGTTTGTTAATTACTTCAGCAATTTTTTTGACACTTCCACCATATAAAAAACAATAATAGAAACGCTTTGCTAAATCTCTGCTATCTAACCCTGCTAGTTTTTGTGTCTCTGTATGTATGTCACCTTCAAGAGCTACCTTTGTGTATGCTCCGTTGTCAAACTTAGACATATAGTGACAAAGCATCATCACTTCTAAAGAGCTTACGTCTACACCCACTAAGCGTTTACCTTCTGGTACTGTAAATAATTCTCTACACTCTTTACCAAACGGAGCTGATGTACTTGGTACTTGTCCTAAGTTAGGGTATGAATGACTAGCTCTTGATGTAACACATGAGTTAGTATTACAAGTGCCATGAATTTTACCATTACGTTCATGTTTTAACCATGCTTGTGAACCATTTGCTATCTGTGCAATTCTTTTGTTTAATAAAAAATGTTCACATAATATTTTAGCTTCAGGATATGGAAGTTTAGATAATATACTGTCATCTAATTTTGCTTTACCATCTGCTGTAAATTCTTGTGCGTCCCAACCGTACTTTTCTTTTAATCTTTGAGCTACATGGTGTCTGCTTGATGGGTTAAATATTGTAACACTATCTTTTAATTTCTTTCCTGTTTTTGTTGACCATCTTTCAGTAACTATTGGTTTAAATACACCTTGCAATTCTTCTGAAAGTTCTGCAAGTCTAGCTTTTAATTTAACAGACAAAGCCTGTGCTTTTTCAGTATCAAATGTAAAGCCATGTTCTTCTTGTTTAAATATAAGTGAAGCTACTTCATGTTCTAAATCCATAGCTTCTGGGGAGTAACCTTTTTCTTCTATAACTTTATAAAGTTTATAAGTAACTTCTGTATCTTGCTTACAATACTCAAGCATCTCAGGTGTAAAAGTTTGCCAGTCAGTTTCTATCTGTTCTTTGTATTCACCTATACGATTGCCCCATGCTTTTAATGAGTGTTTACCTATGCAATCTTTTGGAAAATCTTTTATTGAAAAATCTTTATCTTTGATGTCAGAAAATATTAATCTAGTACCTACAAGTGTGTCAAAAATTTTGCCTTTAAATACAGCAGAATATAATTTTTCTAATACAGGAATATCAAACTTAATAATATTATGTCCTACAATTAACTCTGCATCTTCTAATTTTTTGATAGCAGTTTCATTATCAGGTGTAAGTATTTCTCCTGTGTCTATGTTTTTTAAAACAATGCAATGTACTTTGTCACAAGAATGCAGAAATCCATTAGTTTCTATATCAAAAACGTACTTCAAACTGATACCTTCTTAATCTTTAAGACGTTTACTGAAGGCATAGTAGTGACATTACCTACATCACCTAATGTGCCATCATCATTAAAATTAACATCACCTGCAATTACATGCACTTCTTTGTCAGCTCTTAAAAGCCAACCTGCTGTAATACAGATAGTAACTTTACTTGCTTTAGCTTCTTTTAATGAAGTCCAAATAGCAGAGGCATTTATATCTTTCCAATAACAATGCACAAATGGTGCATCTAATA